GTGGATGGTTGAACAAATACAATTAATATGAAGGCTCAAATATTAAAAATTGCTGGTGTTAAATCTGAAAAAGAATTCTATAAAAAGTATCCTTCAGAAGAAGCATTTATGAAAGTGCATGGTAAAGAGTTTAAGAAAGCTCAAACTTCTAATGCTGTTGAGAAAGCTCAATTTGGTAATCAATTTTCTGCCCCTAATTGGTATCAGAATAATCAACCATATGGTATATCATCAACTCCTGGTGCAGGATTCAATCCTGGGAATACAAACATTCCAGCAGGAGGAATAAGTGCACCTAATGCGCAAGCCTTTGCTAATCAATCATTTCAAACACAAGATCCATTTGCGTTAAATAATAAAGTTGGAAAACGATGGGCTACAAACAATCAACTTCCAGCAGGTGTTACAGATAGAAGTGTTCCTGAAGATATAGGATTTACTCCTCAATCTCCTGCAAAAGAAACAAGTGGAATTAGTAGTGCTCTAGGAGCACTTCCAATAATAGGTGGAATAGTACAAGGACTTGATGCATTTGAACAAGAGAAAGATGCAGTGAAGCAAGCAAGACAAGATAAAGCAATAAGTGATGTACAACTTAAAGCTCAACAATCTTCAAAAAGAGCTCAACCTATTGAGCGTAAATATGTAAGACCTGAAGATGCATTGACAAGTGCTAACCAAGTATTTCCTACAATGGGTGTAGGTACAAATATTCTTAAACGTAATGGTGGTTTTGTAGATAAGGCACAGAATGGTTATGTGACAGAAGAGAAATCAGACTTAATAAATAAATATCCAAATGCTGCAAGACAAAAAGCAGCTATTGAAAATAGAAAATCTAATCAAGTGGCATTTGGTCCACAAGAAGCACCAGCAGGATATGTGGCTCCTAAAGAAACTGAAACTATCAAAGCTATATCAAAACCTAAAAGTAAAGAGGTTTGGAAGATATGGGAAGATACAACAGGTACACCTTGGAGTGAAGCAAAGAAAAAAGGATATACAGATGGATCAGCTAAAAATAATTTAGCATTAGCTGACAGATTACTAAGAGGTGAAAAATTAACTCCTCCTGGTGGAAGTAAACCTTCTGCTAAAAAACAAGTTGGTAAACAACAAACATTTGCTCAAGCAATGGCAAGTAAACCAAAGATGGGCAAAAAAGATTTTGGAAATATACAAGATCCAGAAGAAGATAATTTCATAACTAGAACAGGAGAAGTGTTAGCTAATCCTTTACAGAGTTATGCTCACTATAGTAAGTATGGTGAACTTCCTGCAGAAGGGTTCTCTAAAAATAATAAGAATGCATACGATGAAGTTTTAGGAGCAATAAATCCTGCATACTGGGTAAACTCAGCAGCTAATGCAAGTGACTATGCAACTGAAGGAGAATATAAAAGAGCAGGGATGGAAGCATTAGGAGCACTCCCAGCATTAGGGTTATTGAAAAACACTAAATACTTACCATATCTCCAAGGACTTCCAGGAGCAAGAAATTATCAAAGAGCAGCAAAACAAATAGGTGAAGGTGCAAAAAGATTAGGTCAAGGTGCTCCTAAACAATTAGGTGCAAGAACTGTGAAACAACTTGGACCAGGGAAAATGAAACAGATAGGAAGAGGACCTCATCCTAATTTTGTAATGTATGAAGATGGAGGAGAGATCCAAAACACTTATGCTCCTGGAACGTTATATGATGATCTTGGATATGAGCCCCTCAATGATTCATCTATGGTAAAAGGATATAGACATGGTGGACATGTTCCACAAGCACAGAGTGGGTGGAGCAATTGGCTAAATACAATAAATGGTGGAGGAAGTGGATTCTCTGGTGTTGATGGTGCTTCTGGTGCTGGTAGTTCTTTGGGACAATATGGTCAAATTGGTGGCAATTTAGCAAATGCTGTAACAGGTAACAATGCAGGTGGGGCTATTGGTGGATCTGTAGGTGGAGCTGTTGGTAGTATATTTGGACCAGCTGGTTCAGCTATTGGACAAACAGCAGGAGCATTAATTGGTGGATTTGCTGATCAAAATCCAAAAGAGATAGAAAGATTACGAAGACAAACAGAAAGAAATCAACAAACTATAATGCTTAACCAAAAGCTTCCTGCTATACAAGCAGGTTATGCCTCTCACATGAAAGATGGTGGATGGGTAAGTCATGATTGGCAGCCACAAGTTATTACACAATTTGGTGATCATAGTATGAAAAAACTATTAGCTCCAGATGAAACTATGGATACGTTAAGAAGTGGTGGGCACATTAGTGGTCGTTACGTACAGCCTAGCCCTAGTGCATTAGAAACTATGGCATTAGGTGGACAAGTTAAAACTACTTGGGGTGGACATGCTGAAACTATTTCTCAAAATCCATACATGCCAGGTACAGGTGAAACTATTATGTTCAGAGGAAAGTCACATGATGAATCTGATGGTAATGGTCACACAGGTATTGGTGTTAAATATGGTGAAGGTGGACACGATTCATATACAGACTATGCTGAGTATGGTTCACAGAACGCTGATGCTGATGTAGAAGTGGAAAGAAATGAACCAGCATTTGAAATGGAAGATCCTGAAACAGGTGAGAAAAACTTAACTGTATTAGGTAATCTTAAATTTGATAAAAGAATTGCAGCACAAACAGGTGATCAAGATATTATTGCTTTATCAAATAAATACAATGGTAAGAAATTTAAGAATATTGGAGATATTATTTCTAAACAAGAAGCTAAAGAGAATAAAGTTATTGCTAGTTCGACAGACAAGTTAAATGGATTAGATGTAAACAACTCATTTGATAAACTTACACTTTCTGCACTTAAAGCAAATATCCAAGGAGCTAATGCAAAACTAAAAGGTTATGCAACAGATAAAATGAATCTTGCCAATTTCCAAAACGCAATCAATGATTCATCTGAAGAACATTATTTAGATGCTGATAGTCTTGCACAAGGAAGAGGTAAAGTTAATAAAGAAGCTATCAATGAAGCTAGATATGGTACCAAGTTAGAGAAAGCTCAGAATGGTAAATATAAAGTTCAAGGAAAAGGTAAGAAATGGTCTTTCACTCCTGCAGGACAAACAGGTGTTGCTGAATGGGATGATCCAGGACTATATGTAACTCAATGGGGAAAATCTATTGATGATGCTCTTGCTGATAAAGATAGAGCTGATCAAATGATTAAGTATATGGAAAGTGCTCCTGGACCTGAAGGACAAAAGATTAAAGAAGATCTTGCTAGTAAAAAAACTCGTGATGAAAAAATAAAATTTATAAAAGAGCAATCAAGTAACTCTCAAGTTGGAGATATGCATTATATTATTAAAGCAGCAAGAGATGTCACTATGCCAAAAGCAAAAGCACCTACAACTACACAAACTACTACAGCTGCTGTTGCTACAGATGACCAATACGAAGTTATTCCTTACGAAAGAAATAAATGGGTGGATATATTAGGACAAGTGTTACCATTCTTTAGACCTACAGATCAAGAAGGACTTGATCCACGACAGTTGTCTGGAGAGATGTATGCTTTAAGTAACAACTTAGTTGATCCTGTACAAGCTCAAACTTATCAACCTGAACTTAGTTCTCCATATGATATTTCATTACAAGATCAAATGAATGAGATTACTGCTCAAACAAGAGCTGCTCAAAGAATGGCACAAGGTAATCCTGAAGCCCAAGCATTGATTGCATCAAATGCATATGATGCTATTAACAAAGTGAAAGGTGAAGAGTTTAGAGCTAACCAAGCAATGAAAGATAAAGTGTATGGTGAGAATAGAAACACATTGAATGATGCTAAAATTAAAAACCTAGCTATATACGATCAACAATACCAAAGACAATCACAAGCTGTTTCTAATACAAAAGAAGCTACACAAGCTGCATTGAATTCTATTGCTGATAAGTATGGTAAGAACAAACTTGAAAACAGAACTCTTGGTGTATACGAAAACTTGTATAATTACAGATATGATAATGCTGGTAGAGCAATCAATATGAATGCTCCACAACAATTTAATATGCCTTACATATATGGTCCTGGTGGAGAGATTACACATGTTGCTCAGAAAGATGAAAAAGGAAATATAATTGGATATACAGAAGTTAAGAAAAAAGCTGGAACAACTACTACACCTGCTCAAACAAAAACTACTCCTGTCATACCTACAAATAATACTCCTGCAACAACATCTCCAACTACAACATTGTATTCTCCTATTGTAATTGATTATGATGATCCTCTTGCACCACTTCCAGGTAAGAATGGAAAAAAATTAAAACTTGCTGCTAAGAATGGATCTATTGTAAGAGCTGCTAGAAATCTCTAACTTTTTTAGTTATAAAGAATTACCAAAATTTATTACTCACTATTGGATAGTATTATTATTCATATTACATTTGCTAATCACACGATAAATCGTGTATAAAAAATAAAGACCTATGGCTTCATGGACTGATAAAACCCCAACCTTTAATCCCTATATACAGCAATTACCTGTTGAGGCAATGGTTGAGGTTGGAGTACAAAAACAAAAACAGTATGAGGAGGGTGTACAAAAGATTCAAACAAGTATTGATAACATTGCTGGACTAGATGTTGTTAGAGATGTGGATAAAGCTTATCTACAATCTAAGATAAACAAGTTAGGTAATGATTTAAGATATGTAGCTGCTGGAGACTTCTCAAACTTTCAGCTTGTCAATTCTGTATCAGGAATGACAACTCAAATTATTGGTGATCCCAATGTACAAAATGCTGTTGGTTCTGCTGCAAAATACAGAAAGGAAGTTGCATTAATGGAAGAGGAGAAAAAGAAAGGAACTTTAACTCCTGACAATAAATACGTATTTGATAAACAAGCAGGCGAATGGTTGAATGATTCTACAATAGGTAAATCATTCAATGCTTCATACACTCCATACTTTGATGTATTTAAATTCACAAAAGAAACATTTGATGCAGTGAAACCTGATGGTTATTCTTATGATCAAATCTTTGAAACTGATGCAGCTGGTAACCCTAGAGTTGATGCTAAAGGAAATCCTATACTAAGTACAACAATGGTTCGCTTAGAGAAAGAAGGAATCTTTCCAGATAAAGTAAAAGCAACTTTAGATCAAGTGTTTTCAGATCCTCGTGTTGGACAACAATTAAATATTTCTGGACAATACAATTATAGAGGACTTGATTCTAAAGCTCTTGAAGAGAAAATATCTTTGCAAAGAGATGATACAATGGCTGCTTATGCAGATAAACTTATGGATTTGAATTTGAAAAAATCTATGGGTGAAAAAGTAGATGATCAAATAAGTGAGTTACAATCTCAAATAAACAAAACCAGTAGTTCATATGATGAACTTGCTCAACTATCTTATGACAATCCTGATGGAGTTAAAGGTATGCTTTACAAAGATGATGTAAGTTCTAAGTATACAACAATGTTTGGTTGGAATAAAACTAAACAACAAACATTAGATAATCCTGCATGGAAGGCTGAGTTTGATATGCAGAAAGAAAGAAACGAACAAACTCGATGGGCAAGTGAACAAGCATATAAAAGAGGAAGAGATCAGATTGACGATGCTAAATGGCAATTAAAATTTGATCAAGATGAACGTCTTGCTAACTTAAAAGGTAAACCTAAAGCAGGTACTGCTGGTGGAGGTGCTGGAGGTGCTGGTGATGGTGGAGATGCAACTTTTGAATCTGCAGAAAAAAATAGAAATGAAATTCAGTTTCATGATACACAAATGCAAATGGCTTCAAATGATTATGCCAATGCATCAGATTCATTTATGTGGGAAACTATGTTTAGTAAAATTCCTAGCAATGTCACTAAATATAATAAATTAGTAGATGAAGGAATGGATCCTGATAAAGCTATCTCTTTAATGATAAACAATGCTGCTAAAAAATCTGGTCAAGATCCAGAGGCATATAAAACAACATGGTTAAATAGAGCTACACAAGAGTATCAAAAATCAACTAACGCAAAACCATCTGTCAAAGATAGTTACATAGCTTATAAAAATTCAAAAAAATCATATGATGCTGTATTAGCTATTGATAACAATATAAAAAAACGAACTCGTGAATCTCTTGGAGAAGTTGCAAATGAGTTAGTTAATATGGATTTGAAACCTGAAACAATCAAGTGGAAAGATAAAACATATAATCTATCAAAAGAAGATATGTTTGATCTTGCAATTGCTACACAATCTCCTACAGCAAGAGAAGCATTAAGTGGATCTACAGAGGCAAAGCTTATGAGTTCTGAAGCAAATGCTGCTGTTGCTAGATTACAAAAAAGAGGTAAAGGAGAATTACTTAATGCATGGCAATCATATAACAATGGACAAGGTTCTACTAAATTAGGAATGCTATCTGAGAACGATCAGCTTTGGGGTAATTTATTTTCTTTTAATGAGCCAGCTTTATTTGGAGGTGTAAGGAAAGTAAGTGAGACTATTGCTAAAAAACAATACAAAGAAGGACTAAAAAAGAAAGCTGATGTAATAAGAGCTGCTTATGGTAAGTCTCCTAATAGATCATTTACTGTAGCAACTGGAGATACTGAAACTGATAAAGCAACACTTGCTGATATAAAAGTAATAGCAGGTGGTTTTAAAGCTGCAGATCAAAATCTTTCTGGTGACTTTGATGATTTCTATTCAAGCATTACTAGTAAGGAGGTTAAGGATATGACAGACCTTACTTTAGAATATAGAGTGACTACAAATGAAAGAGGTGAACCTGCAGTAGAAATTATATCATATAGTCCAGATGGTAGAGCAGGAGGAATGACAGTGACTACTGATCAAGCTGCTAGATTAAATTTAGATGTTAATGGTATATACGAACCTCAAGATGTAATCACAGTTAGAAATGTAATAAACAATAATCCTCTTAGATCAACTTCAAAAGGTGATCCATTGGAAAAAAGTACATACATAAATGGAGATTCATGGTTTGATAATGATGATCTTCCTAATATGCAAAATAGTAGATTTGAAGTTCAGTCTAATATTAAATACATCAATGGAAAATACTATTCATACTTATATGCAAAAGATCCATCTACAAATAAATCTATAATTAAAGAATTAGATGGAGATACAAATCTTCAAAATGTAATCATGAGTTTGAAAACAACAATAAATCCAACATCTGTTCAACTAGCTTTACTTCAAAACAATGCCAGATAACAAGCCAAAAATAGTCAACCTGCGTGGTGTAGCACAAGGTCTACCAACAACTCCTGATGTGCCAACTCCAAACTCTGCTTTTGGAGGAGAGCCAAATAACAATAGATCTTTTGATGATATATGGAGAGCAGGATTAGCAGCCCCTAAAGAATTAGGAGTGGCACAGATTCCTCTATCTTCTATTTATAAAGGCAACAGATATAAAGAAACTCTTCCTGGTACTGACTATGAAGAGATGGCTGCACAACAACAGTCTGGACTATCTAAGTTAGGAAATGCTACAGCTAAGTTTGCAGGAGTAGCAGGAACATCTTTTGTTTCTGGTACTGTAGGATTAGTAGCTGGTATTGGTACTGCTGTAAGAGATCAAAGATGGGCAGGACTAATTGATAATGATGTCACAAGAGGGATGGATGACATCATGAAAAATCTTGAAGATGAACTTCCTAACTATTACACACATCAAGAACAAGATGCCTCATGGTATTCTCCTGATAACATTTTAACTGTAAACTTTTGGTCTGATAAAGTTTTAAAGAACTTAGGATATTCTGTAGGTGCTCTTGCAGGTGGAGTTGCTTGGGGAAGTGTGTTGCGTGGAATAGGTTTAACAAGTAAACTTGTTCAAGCAGGTAAAGGATTACAAGCTGCTACAGCTATTGAAGAAGCAATGTCTGTTGCTCCTAAATTAGGAAAGTATGCAGCATTTGAGAATACATTAAACTCTCTTGCACAACAATATGTAAAATCTCCAGTATCAAGTGTACTTAAAAACTCAGATAGAATTCTAACTTCTGCAATGGGAACATTTGGAGAAGCTTCTATGGAAGGTCTTCAGTCAATGAACACTTTTAGAAATAAAGCTATTGAAGAATATAAAAGTGTATATGGTCTAGACCCTACAGGAGAAAGTCTTGAACAAATAAATGAGATGGCTGATAAGGTAGGTATGCATACTTGGGGAGCTAACTCATTATTATTAACTGCAACTAACTATATTCAGTTACCAAAAATATTAGGATCTTCTAGAAAGGCTGATAAAGCTTTGATTAATAAGATTGAACAAGAAACTCTTGGTGGTGGGTTTGTTCAGAATGTTCCAAAAACAGCTTTTGGTAGAATTACAAAAGGTGTTGGTAGTACAATGAAATCATTAGCTACTGGTAAGGCCACAGTTTTATTTGCACCTTCAGAAGCATTTGAAGAGGGTATGCAAAGTGCTATTCAAACAGGTGTAACTAATTACTTTGAAAGAGCATATAAAAATAGAAATGGTTCTAAAAAAATTCTTACAGATATAAGTGAGTCTTGGGGTAATATTTTTACAGAAGGTATCCCTGAAACCCTAACATCAAAAGAAGGACTTGAAAGCATTCTTATTGGTGGTTTATCAGGAGGTATTCAACAAGCTGGTTTTGTTGGAACATATAAAGATGAAAAAGGTAAAACTAGAATTGGGGTTGGTAAATCTGGACTGATTGCAGAGCAAGGATTGTTTGGTCTTGGTGGAGAAAGACAAGCAAACACAGAGGCAGCTTTAACAGCATTAAATAAAACTAATGTTGATAAAGCATTGAAGGACCAACTCAAATTTATGGGTATTGGTATTGGCTCACAAAAACTTAGACAACAAGCAATTGCAAATAACGACTTACTTTCTGAGAAAGATTATGAGAAAGACTTTGCTCTTTCTTATGTTATGCCAAGAGCTAAATATGGAAAAATTGAATCAGTGAATGAAGAACTTGATTATTACAAAAATCAAGCAATGGATGCTGATGGATTTAGACAATTGGTAACAGGTGGAATAGTTAATGAGAATGAAACTAGAGAAGACTTCATACAACGAATTGATAACTTACAATCAGTAGCTAAGAATGTAGATAATTTATATTCTAAGCTAAATGATAAATATGGAGATAAGATTGTAGATGGACAAAGAGTTTATTCTGATGATGTTATTGATAGATTAGTTTATGCTGCATCTAAGATCAAAGATTATGATTCACGTATTCCTGGAATAAATGGATTCTTATTAGAAAATAACATTATTACACAAGACATAATCAAAGATGTTCTTGAGGATGATTCAGTTGATGTAGACAGTTATAAAGCTGCTCTTTCTACAATTGCTAACATGGATGTAGATAATGACACTAAGCAAGACTTGATACAAGATCTTAATGACTTAGCAGAGATAGCTGTAAGAAGAAAAGCATTCATTAATGAGTACAATGACATTCTTGCTAAACCTGAGAACTACAAAGATGAACTTATAGAAAACACTCCAGATGATGAACCACAAGAATTATTAGCTCTTCCTGAAGGTAGAGGTGTTAATCCTGATGGCACTTCTGTTGAAGATATAGAAGGACAAGAAAATGTTCCTAGTGTAAACATCACTACAAAAGCAGGTATACGAAATATTAAACTTAACAAAGAATACTTCTTAGGAAGAATTGTTGAGTATGATGCAAAAGGTAAAGAAGTTTATCGTGCTCCAATGCTAACAGTTCTTGGAGAGAACGAAGATGGTACTATTAAAATTAGAACTTCCAATGGACGAATTAGAGATATCTCTAAAGAAGAATTTGAAGACTACAACCTTGTAGAGGTTGACAAAGCACAATCTAATAAGAAGCTTAACTACTATATGAAACATTGGAATACAGTGTTTGAACATTATGGTAGAAAAAATAAAGATGGATCACCTGCAAAAGGTCGTTTAGAATATAACGATAAAGACAGAACTCTAACACTTGTATATACAAGAGATGGTAAAGTTAAAAGAGAAGAATTCACAGGAGATCAAGTTGATGATGCATTAGCAAAAAAGAAAGGTTACAAACATCCATTAATAAAAGCTGTTGGTGAACTAACTGCTGAACAAATACAGGCTGAACAAGAATTCAATGAAGATGCTAAAACTGATCCACGTGTAACAGAAAAAAGACAAGAGCGTCTTAGAATTCTTAATGAGTTATTTGATGATCTTTCTAAAAGACAGGATAGCACAAAGAGTTTAATTGAGCAAAAACAAAAATCATTTGAAGCTATATCTGAAGAACTTGCTGAACTTCAAAAAGAAATTGAACAGAATGCTCAAGTAGATAATCGTTCTAAGAAAGCAATTCGTTTCAAAAAAGTAACTAAGAAAGCATTGGATAACGCTATGAAGTTATCTAGAATGCAAACTCAACTTGAAGAAGAAGTTGAAAAACTTCAAAGTGATCTTCAAGAGATAGAATACAACATGGAGTATGTTGCAGATGTTGCAAGTAATATTGATGAGTATTCTACAAACTTCTATGAGTTCAAAAATGAATTAGAGAATGAACTTCTTGATCTTGAAATGTTACAAGAGAAGACAGCTAAACAAATTAGCTTCATCTCAAAATTAATAGATGAGGTACAAAGAGCAATTGATTCTGCAATCAGTTTGCTTTCAGGATTGATTCAAGACTTTGAAAATAGATATCCAAATGTTCCTAGACTTATGGGACAAGACTGGGTAGACTTCTTAAAAGAAAATCCAAACTTCTTAAAGATAAAACCTAACTATAGAGAAGAGTTACAGAACTTAGAAGATATTGTTTCAGTTATGGAGGATGGAGACATCACTCCTAATGAGAAACGTATTGAGGATTTGAAAGAGCACATTGACATAATGGTTGGTCAGCTCAAAGATTTAAACAATGAGATAACAGCCAAAGGTTTAATTCTTGACAAATTTGAACAAGTTGCTGAGAAGTACAAACAACAAAAAATCCAAGAAGATTTCTTAAAGAATAATCCAAAACTAACACAACAGTTGTTTGCAACACTGACAACTGATGTGCAAAACTTCTTTGGAACAAAACAATACGAACCAGTAAGTAAGAAAAATGAATATGATGTAGTGGGAGGTTCAAGACCTGCTGCTGATGACAATATTCCTCATCAAGCTAGAGCTAATTACTTTGGTAATAAATTCCAAACATTCACTAACAAGAATCGATTGAAAGCGATGATTGTTACAGCTAAGACAGAAGATCAAATTATCCCTGGACTTACAGAAAGTTTCTTGAAAGATATTGCTGAAGGCACTAGAAAAGATACAGCCAGAAATGAAATCATCTATATGGTGATGGTTCAAGATAATGGTAATGGTGCACATAGTGTTGTAGGTCAAGATGGTCAACCTTTAGCTGAAGGTGCTAATAAGATTGATAATGCCATCTATCAAGTGTTTCCAGCTGAAACTCTTACAGGAGAATATGATGGTAAGAAACAATCAATGTTTAGAGAAGGTACTCCTGAAAATATTGTAACATCATTTACACAACAATACAAACAATGGAGAACAGGGCAACTATCACAAGCAGTGTTAGGAGAGCCTCAAGCATTCACTCCTTCGTTTGGTTCACCAAAACTTGTCACTGTTAGAGATGTAGCAGGAAATGAAACAGTTGACAAAGGAGCAAGAACTTCAGCACAAGCTGCAGGACTAGTTACAAATTCAACACTAAGAAAGGAACCAGTAATTCAAGTAGCAGTAACAAATGATACTATCAAAGAAGGATCTGTAGCTTTCAATACACCAAAAGGTAGAGTGTTTTTAAAAGTACCAGGAGTTGGTATGGCTAAACTATTCAATAGAAAGTTTAACGATAAAGAAGCAAATACAATATATGATGTAATTCTTCAAGTTTCTAAAAATGCTCTTGAGGATGGTGAATTAAAAGAAAGATCTAATGAATTGTTTGAATGGTTAAAATCAACAATTTATTGGGGATTTGCTCATTATCCTGATGGAAAACCAAAACCATTTGGATATAACAATGTTTGGTTTGAGACAGTAACTGAAGATGGTAAACCTGTAACAAAATTATTTATTACAGGATTGACAAAAGATTCTAAACAAATGTTCAACTTCACTCCTTCTGAACTAGGGAGCCCAAGTACAAGAGCAGAAATTGTTGGTTTGTTGAAACAATTGTACAATAACACAAATAACTCAAAACTCAAAGGAGACAATTTTAATAATCCTTATTTCGAAATAACAGGAATTGATAAACAAGGAAATCCTATATATCAAAGATGGCCAAACTATCAAACATATTTATTGTCTGATAAAGCTCCAAACGAAAATGGAGAACTAACTATCACTAGAGAAGGTAAAGATCTTCCTTTGGCTACACAATATAAACCTGTTACAGAATCTAATCCTGTAAACAGAACTGGTATTTATTTTACACTTGACTCTACAGTTGATGATTATGTAAAACCTAGTGCTCCTGTTGTAATGGAACAACCTGTACAACAACCTGTACAGAAAGTAGCTCCAGTTCAACAAGCTCAACCTGCGCAAGCAGCACAACCAGCACAACCAGTTTCTACTCCTGCTCCTGTACAACCAACTGTACAACCTTCACCAACCACTTATAATTTAAATGGCCAAGCTGAAAATATTAAAGTATTTGGACGAGGTGCAGGACCTGTTAAGTTTAAAGCAAACTTAGAAGGTATTGTTGATTTCTTAAAAACTATTCCTAATCATTTGGAATTAATTAAAGATAATGTAATATTACCTGCTAATGTTATACAATCTCTTAAGGCAGAAAAATTAATAGATATAACAGATCCAAGTAACGAAGATGCTATTTTCAGTATCAAAGGAGACTTGTTGAATTCTGCAATTGATAGAGAACTTCCAGCATCAGAAACAACAGATGCTGTATTGTTTCCAAAGGCAGTGGGTATTGTTATACAAACTATCTTTAAAGATATAACTCCACAGATAACACAAAAGCTTGTTCCTGTTCAACCTGCTATACAAGATAGTGCTCCTACTGAAACTCCTACAGTTCAGACTTCTGATACAGAAGAAGTTCAAGAAGCTGAAGAAATTGAAGAAATTGAAGATGACTCAGAAGACTTTAATACACCATCTACAGGAAGAACAGATGAAACGTTTCGTTTAAAACTTGTACAAGAAGCTGAAGAGTTTCAACAAGAAGACTGGACTAGTCTAGAAAAAGATTATGCAAAAATGCTTCCTAATGTTCCATTCTATAGAGTGAAGAACATGATTCAAGCTACTAATGGAAGACAAGCTTGGGGTATGCTTCACAATGGTGCTGTTTATGTATATGAAAATGCTGAGGTGGGTACTGCTTATCACGAGGTGTTTGAAGCTGTATGGAAAATGTTTGCTGGTCCTGCTGAGAAACAATTGATTATTGATGAGTTTAGAAACAGAGAAGGAAGTTATCAAGATAGATTCACAGGAGAACTTATTGAATATAAAAATGCAACAAACCAACAAATCAAAGAAGAACTTGCTGAACAATTTAGAGATGCTGTTCTTCAAGATAAGTTAGGAAAACCTGTCGCATCTAAAGGTTTAATTGGTAGACTATTCTCTGAACTGATTGAGTTTATTAAATCTTTCTTTACAGGAAAGAATGCTCAGAAGAATACACAAGAGTTATTTAATAAGATAGGTGATGGGTACTTTGCAAAATACAATCCTTACGAAAGTAAACTTGCTTATGCTAAAGTAGGAGTGATTGATATTGATGACGTTGCTGCTGATGAAACATCAGAATTTAGATTGGAGAAAATACCAAGTGCTCAAGCACATGATATTATTCAACACATGACATACAGTACACTTTCCAATATTGTTGAAAATAAAGGAAATATATTTAACGTACAGAAAGAAAACAAACAAGAGTTATATACAAGACTTAGAAAAGAAGTATTGAATCTTATTAAGTTCAAGAGAGACCTACTTGTTCAATCTATCAACAAAGGTGAATTAGATGTTGCAACAGCCACTCGTGATATAAACAATCTTGCAACATTATTTGAAGATATTAAATCAGAATGGAATCAGATAATTGAAAAACATCAAGAGCATTTGAAAACTTTCTCTATCGAGTTTGATGAGAATGATGATGTAAATGTAACTGATGAGAACAATTCTGGTAAAGCAGATTATATGGATGCTAGAAAGATTGATTCTTTCAGAAAAGCAAATAGTGTAATTAAACTTTTATTGGCTACACTTCCTAAAATGGAATACAATAACAATTACGCTAATCCTATTCCACAACGTTCTTCTGTAGGAGGTATGATATTAATGCCTGCAGATGAAGTTTATGCTACCCTTGTAGATAAACTACATAGCTCTGTGAACATTGATGACATGTTTGAAAGACTTAGAGTTCTTGCAAAAGGAAACTCTAACTATGCAAAATTATATACACGTATTACAAACAGTCCTTTAGGAGAAGCTATTAACTTTAATAATCTTGAAGATTATAACTTACAGTTAATGAGTGCTTTCTGGAAAGCTGTTAAGAAACAAAATGCAGATGTTGTAACAGTGTTTGTTCTTCCTTCAGGAGAGATTGTAGTTAGTGATTCAACTCTTACATCAGCAGCTAAACAAGCTGCTCGTGAGATGATGGGTGGTATCTCTGAAAGAATTAGAGGTGACAAATCTCCATACATTTCTTACAACAGACAAACATTAAAATATAATCCTACATCAATGCTAACTAACAGAAGACTTAATCCTTCTGATATGTCTAGCTATGTTACATTCTTAAATAATTTAGGAATCAATTTTAAAGTTGCAGATTTAGAAAGTAAAACTAAATTAACACCAGACAAACGTAAAATGTTTACAGAAGCTGTTGAAGGACTTCGTGACAGTTTAATTGCTGTAAAAGATATTTCTTCTATCACTTCAAAAACGTTAGACATTGATGGACGTTTGTTTGAATTAGGATTAGTTAAAGCTGTTCTTGAGAACACTTCATTTGAGACAACTTACTTTAACCTGAATGGTGAACGTACACAATCATATGTAGGGGTTAGTGCAATTAGTACGTTATACGATGTTCTTTCCAAACTAGAAAACATCAATGATTTAAATGATGTTGAAAGAGGATATTCGTCATTCAAACATTTATTGACAGATGTCTTTACAAAAGATAGTAGTGTGATGCTACAAAGAATGTTTGATCTTGATCCAGATGGAGATGGTGGACGTAAAAAGAATACAGAACAGTTTATGAAACCTGTATTCATTGATGGTACAGTTGACCAAGAAACAGGTAAGAAAAAAGAATCATCAAAACTTACATTTAAACAAAGACTTGTACAAGAGATCAACTTGAATCTTGATGGAATCTATTTGAACTTAGTTCCTGGAGATGCTTCTATTGAACATGCTATCAAGATGCATAATTCACAAACACCTTTTGTAACTGAGGCATCTTTCTCAAGTGGAGACTATTTAGATATATTCAAGAACTACTTTATCTCTGAGGTTTTATTATCAAGAGATGGAAGAAAAGTTGTTGGAAATAAAAATTCACAAGATTTACGTTTCTTCAAAGCTATCTTAGGAAACAGTTTGCATGATAAAATCATAAAAGGAAATCTTAAGAAGACACCACTAGAAATTTATAATGCCAATAAAAATGATATCAATGCTGCTGTAAAACAATTTGTTGAAACACAAGCAAAAGATACAGAAGGATTATTGAAAAACTTTGGTGTAATCACTTCAACTAAAGAAGAAGGATTAACTGCTAAAGGATTGTCACTTAATCAAAGAGGATTGACACAAGATATTCTTAATAAAAAACTCAAGATACTTTCTGTAAATTACATGATTGCTAATATTGAGATGCACAAACTTATCTACTCAGATCCTTATCAATATTCTGATGAGTTGAAACGTATCAAAAACTTCAACTCACCTAGACAAGCACTTGTGTATGGATCTACAAGAATAAATGTTTCATTCAATGATAAGTATAACAAAGGTTATAATTCAAAAGATATAGGATATACAGACATGATGAAAGATTATTTCAGATCTACAGTCATCTCTGACGTATTCTCAACAAATGATCTTCCAGGATATGATGAACCATATGAAGAAACAGATGGTGGTGGTTATATTTCATTGAAAGCCTATCGCATATTTGCTCTTCGTTCAGGAGAATGGAATAGTTCTAAAGAAGCACAATACAGATATGATATTGCTTATGAAAAATTTGTTAAAGGAATTGATTTAAGTCCTGAAGAAAAGAAATTTGAACTTAAAGAAATTACAGACAAAGAAGGCAATGTTAGAATTGTAGGAAAGAATCCTGGTGTAGCTAGTGTATACACTCCTATTAAACCTATTGTATCTGGAAGTAAAGCTGATGGCAAAAACTATAATGATATCGTATTAGACAAGTTTGCATTGGTTCCTCTTTCATTTAGAATTCTTCATGAGATGAATCCTAATTCAAATGCAATGAAGTTCTATGAGAAAATGGCATCAGATAAAGTAGATTATGCTGTTTACAAGTCAGGTAGAAAAGTTGGAGCTGGTATCACTACACCTTTATACAATACTAATGGTAGTTTCAATACTACACCATTTGCAGAAGTAAACAATATACCATTCAGTATAATGGGAGTACAATCTGAAGTTCCTTCTAAAGACACTCCATCAGTAACACAGGGTTCTCAGATTACAAAACTTGTAACCATGGACTTCTTAGAAGCTGGTGTGCCAATTGATTTTGATTCTCAGAATAAAGACTTCAATGATCGTTTTGTTAAATGGGAAGCAATCACTGATGAGAATGAGAGAATGGCACAGTCTGAGGTATACAGAATGATTAAAAACAATCAAAACTTATTACAAGAAAAAACTGAGGAAGGGTTTAAATCACTTCTTAAAAAACTTGGTATCTCTAAAAATAACAAAGGTTTTGTTTTAGCAGATCCAAAGAAATTAATAAATGTATTAAAAGATGAGATTCTAAAAAGAGAAGTAAATGATAACATCACTGCTGCTCTTGCAGGATTTGAAAAAGGTAGTGTAGTTCTTGAAGCCACTCCTGCATATCAACAAATCAGAAACATTCTTTATTCTATTGCTGACAAGAATGTTGTACGTCCTAAGATATCAGGTGGATTGAAAGTTCAAATTCCTTCTACATTATTTGAAGGAACTAGAAAAGAAGCCAAACGAATCGTTAAAGAAGATGGTACAGAAACATTAGCATACCAATCAGACTCTCTTAAGTTTTATTCTAAATCTAAAGATGGTAAGAAAATCAACGTGTGTGAAATCATGCTCCCTAGATGGTTTGAAAGCTCTATGTCTGACAAAGAACTTCTTAACTATTTGAATAATACAGATGAAGGTCAAAAGATATTATCAGGACTAGGTTATCGTATTCCTACACAGAAACAAAACTCTATTGATAGTTTCATTATCAAAGGATTCCTTCCTGCTGATTTTAAAGATTCTGTTGTAGTTCCATCTGCTCTTGTTAAGAAAGTGGGATCTGACTTTGATATTGATAAACTTTCAATCTATTTGAAAAATGTTATCACTGATGAGAATGGAGAAATAAGATTGATCGAAAGAAAAGGAACTAAAGAACAAACTATTGAATACTACTCTAACTTATTTGACAAGTTAATAGATAGCGAACAACAATATGTACTAAGACAACTTGCTAAACTATCTAAAGAAGATGAATTAGATGTTGATGCTGAACAACGTCTTATGGATCGACAAGAAAAGATCAATAAGAAAGAGTTAAATAAACAAGACTTCATAGATGGTATATACAAGAAAGTATTAGAGAACGAATACATTCAATCTTTACAAGATCTTGTTGAGCATCCTTCAAACTTTGACAGTCTTATTAAACCTAACTCTGCAAAAGAATTAAAAGACCTTACAAAAGAAATCAATAAAGAACTTGGAATACCTGAAGTTGACTATTCATCTGTTGGTAACATGTTGAATAGAAAGTTCATGTCCACGTTACGTCAATCATTTGTATCTGGTAAGTATGCAATTGGTATTGCTGCTGTAGGTCAAACTAACCATGCTCAAAATCAACGTTCAGCAATGTATGTTGATATAGATAGATTAAGTCAAGTGGATGGAGTGGATAGAGAAATTTTAGGTGGTGATCCAAAATCAACCACTTATTCTACAAACCCTAACATTAACTTCAAAGAATACAACACTATATTAATAGATGGTAGATTGAAACCAAATCTATCTATGATTAAGAATAAAGCTGGAGAAACTATATCAGATATCATAGGGATGTTTATTGATGGATATGTGGATATCTCTAAAGGTGCATGGATCATGGAGCTTGGAGCCACTCCTAACGTAGCTTCTACATGGTTGTTCTTAGCCAAAGTGGGTGTGCCTATTAAAACTGTAGGATACTTCATGAATCAACCAATCATTAAAGATTACTTACGTTCTGTTGAGAACAAAGGGTACTCTTGGTTATTCATTGATTCTATTATACAAGAGAAACTAGATGAATATTCTCCTAGTAAAGAAATAGAAATTACAGGAATTCCTGCTGAAGAAGATTTATTTAAAACAATTAAATTTAATCAAGTAGGAGCAAAGGATAAAATGGATGATTTCCAAAAAGCTCAACAACAATATATATTGAAAGAGTTTATCAAGTATGCTAAGATGTCTTCTCAATTGTTTGATGTAACACAAGGTTCTAACTTTGATACAGCCACAATCAATGATCCATACTTAGTGTTTAAGAAAAGATTGCAATTGGAAAAAGCTCGTAAAACAATCATCTCTTCTGTAGATAAGTTGTTAGACAAATCATTTATTGGTCCTTTGAAAGATCTTATTTATGATTTCAGAGATGCATTTGCAGAGATTCTTATTTCTGATAAACCTAATGTAAGAAAAGTGATGGAAGATGTCCTCACTCCTTATGTAGGATTAAGTGACAGAGACTTTGTTAAAGTGTCTCAGAAAGCTGTTAATGATCTTTTTGACTGGGCTATGCAAACTAATGATACAGTTAACATCAATGTTGCCAATATATTATTAGGAAGTGACACAAGAGAAAATACTGCTCAACAAATCATAAACCTCAGAGATTCCATATTAGGAAATGAATCAAAAGGTATGACAGGAAATCCTTTACACCCATTGTACAATAACATCATTCTTAATTCCATTAAGATGGAGGCTGGTGCTAGAGAGGGTAAAGTTAATAACCTTTACATTGCAGGAAGAGATAACAAAGTGTATGATCAAAACCTCATCATATATGGATTCAGTGAACTTAAAAAGTATTTAGGTAGTGAAGGTAAAGATCTTTATGGAAAACTTGTAAGACTTGCTGTATTGCAGTCAGGACTTACTAACTCTCCTATTGCTTTCACCAACTTACTTCCATACGAAGATTTCAAAGCAGTGTACAATAATACATTGTCCAATTTAGAAAATATGCCTAACTTAGCTGACTTCCAAAAATTACATGTGTTTGAAAGAAACAATTGGAACAACTCAGACATCATACCATTCATGAAAGCTAAGATGAAAATGGGTGAAGATTTCTATTCAGGGTTTGCAACATTCTATGATCCTAATACTTCATACTTGAATGAAAACTTGAAGAATGCAGTGAGAGAGGGAAAACTTCCAAAGCTTGTAGCAATCAGCGCATTCTCATCTGAAGGAAGGAGTGAATTTGTTTCATACAGTTGGACTGATGATATTCCATACGCAGAACAACTCAAAAGAGCAAAAGCAGGAGATCGTTCTCATATCAAGAAAGTGTTATTGCAAAAAGTGTACACAAAAGATGATAAGAATAATCCAATTCCTTTAATGCAAATTGATGAAAAAACTGACAAACAAGGAAAACCTGTTGTGTATATGAAATACATATACAAAGCAATCAATGCTTGGGGAGATTCATTCAGAGCTCAAGAGTTCTATGATGATATTCGACCATCAGTGCTAGACAATGATTTTGAGAAAGTAGAAAGAATAACAGATGCTCAAGGTAATCAGATTGCATCAGGTGAAGTGAGTGATGAAGAAATTGCATCAGTGTTTGGTAATCAGCCAGTAGCTCAACCAGTAATTGAAGAACAAGAAGAATCTTGGGAAGAAGAAGACAACAATGATACATGCAATCCTTTTTAATAAATAAACCATGAGTTGTAACGACAAAAAAAAGTTTAGAACTTCAGAAGCATCAACAAAAGCATCCTTAAGAACTAAGGGTGCTATTGATAAATTTTTAAATATTATTGATTATAATAAGTTTAACAACTTAAATAATCAATGGAGTAAAGATGCTCAAGAACGTTTTGATATTAAGGGTAAACTTTTTTCAGAAGAGAACAGCAGAGCTATTCCAAATAAAGAAGCATTTAAAAAAATTGATAACTCTAAAGGTATCTTCTATCAAGAGGATGAAATGCCTGTATCTAAATCTTCTGCTGAGACATTAGCTATTATGAAAGCTGCTGCTCAGAAGATGGGCATAGACTTCCAATCTCTTGAGGAGTATGCTAAAGCTAATCCAGACATAAATGTAAAAGGTGTAAATGGTCTTGCTGATCTTATCAAAGGAACAATTGCAGTGGCACAAGGAATGGAAAGCGTTGCTACAACAGAAGAGATTGTGCACATTGCTACAGCTATTCTTGAACAAACCAATCCAAAATTTATTACAGCTCTTATCAGTAAGATTGATAGATTCAAGATATATAAAGAAGTTTTGGACAAGTATGGTAAGAGAAAAGAATACCAACTATCTAATGGTAAACCAGACATTCGTAAGATTAAGAAAGAGGCTGTTGATAAATTAATAACTGAACTTATAGTTAAACAATCAGAAGGCTCTACAGAGTTTCCTGAGTTAATGGAAGAAGAAAATAGAAACATGATTCAAGAATTTTGGAATACTATTCTTGATTACATCAGAGGTATCTATGGTAAATCTAACATTGACATTTTTGAAACAGCTGCACAACAAATTGCAACTGCTCAAGTAGATGGTACAGTTGCTGACATACAAGAAGGAGGAGTATTTTTTAACTTATCTGATGATGTCAAAAAACAAATAGATGATCTATACAATGCATATATTGAAACTGCTAATAAGATTAAAGGACCTTTTCCTGAAGTTTTAGATAAAGATGGTAATGTTATAGACAAACGACACTATACTTATGAAGGTAATAGAGTAGGTCAAACTGTTACAGAGAAAGTAAAAGGAAAATTCAATAAAATTTTTGAAAGAACTCCTGCTCAAAAAATAGAAGATGACCAAAAGAAAGACTGGGGATCTGAAGGACATAGATTTTTAGAACAACATTTTCTTACAAACTTAATAGATAAAGATGGTTACAAAAGAAAACCTTCTGGAACAGAATCTATATCGTCAACATTAAGTCCAGAAATACAAATTCAATTAAGAAGATTTGCAAAAGAACTTATAGACTCATATCCAGAAGGAACTAGATTCCTTGTAGAGAAGGAAGTGGTAAACACTAAAGTTAAAGACATGCTAGCTTCCACTGTGGATTTCAAGGCTATCTATCCTGTAACTAAAAAAGACAACACACAAGGATTCAAAGTTGATACACTTGACTGGAAGTTTACAAGTATAAACAAAACAACAGAAGAAGATATTCCATGGTTTAAACAAAAAGAATGGATTCCTCAGATGGGTGAATACACTCAGATTGATTACAACCTTGGTGTTAAAAGAGATCAGATAGGTAAAGCTAGAATGGTTCCATTTATAGTAAACTATGATTATGCTATAGTTAATGATAGAAAGTCTGGTCTTATTCCTACAGCTATTGAAATAGGAAAACTTGATTCATTAACAGAGACAAACTTATACTTACTTCCTGTTCCTTCAGCTGCTGAATCAACAGGTAATTCAGGAGTAGATGCTCTTGTTAAATCTTTAAGAGAGCACTGGGAAAAAATATCCAAAATAAAAATTACTTCTGTTGAGCAAAAGATTGCTAGAACAGAACAACTTAATGAACTTAGTAAGGCTATTCGTAACTTACATATCAAGTTAAACTTTGCACCATTGCAAGCAGTGGGTGAAACATTCTTGAAGAGTGCAAAGAAGACAGTAGATTCATTTGAGAATTTAGATTATTCTACATTATCAAAAGATGAAATTAAGAAAAAACTTGCAGACTTATTAGAATATTCAAAAAGTGCTGAGAAATTTAGAGCATTAGATCAGGTGTTTCTTTCTCAATATCCAAGAGAAGGAATGACTGCTGAAAACAAAAAGACACTTCTTGAATTAGAACACTTAAGTAAAAGTACAGAAAGGATGCTTAAGAAAATTCTTCAACTTCAAACAGAATATGCTATTCAGTTAGGAGAGAAAGAAGGATTTGATATGCCCTACACTGAAGATGAATTAGGGAATAAAAAGTTACAAGCTGAAGCTGAGATAAGTGGTTTTGCTAAGACTTGGGCTGAGGGAACTAAACTCAATGCAAGAATTATAAAACTTGCTTCTAACTTATTGATGAATGCAAAGAGTCTTGTAAACATTAAGTTTAAACAAAACTATACAGAGTTTCAACAATTACTTGAACCATTAGAAAAAGAAGCTAGTAAACAAGGTAAGAACGCATTTGATTTTATAGGAAGAATAACCCCATCAGGATTAAAACTTATTAATAAAATTGATCCTAAATTTTGGGCTCAACTTAAAGAAGCTTCTGAGAAAAAAGACGTTGATTTCTTCTTAAGAAACATAAACGTTGATAAATATAACAGATTAGCAAAAGAAGAAATTAATAAAGGAATACAAGTTATAAACGATACAACTTATTCATCTGAAGAAGAAGAAGATGTACGTATAAGAGAATTCAGAATAAGTAAACTAAAAGACTCCCTTGATATAAACAGAGATTCATTTAATGGATTCAATAGATACGAGTTCAAAAAACTAGTTAATCAAACATTAAAAGAAGACAAGTTATATTCTAATGAGTTTAGAGAACTTATTAAAAACAAGCCTGCATATGACATGTGGCAATATTTCACTGCACTTAATAATAAAGCTAAGTTGCTTGGATATATTTCAGAAAAAGAAACTTCCTTCTTCCCATTAATAGAAGCTACTACAATTCAGAAGTTTGCAAAAAATAAAGACTTCTTAGGTCAAGCAAGTGAGAGTTTTTGGAAAGATCTTTATCAAACAAGAATTAACGAAGAACAAAATCTTTCTAAGATTGATCCTGAGACAGGAAAGGTTAGAAAAGAAATTCCTAAATACTTTACCAAAACAGACAAAGATGTAAGTCAGCTATCTACAGATCTTAATAAAGTGGGAGCTATGTGGATTAAATCATTATTGGAGTATGAGAAGTCTGCAAACATGGAAGAAACTATGCAGACACTTCTTGCTGTTGAAAAAGCAAAAGGTTCATTAATGAAAGATCAAGAAGGTAGAATCATATTTGATGAACAAGGTCCAAAGGTAAATGAAGCAGAAAATAGAAATGCTATTGTATTAGAAACAATCATCGATGATGGACTATACAAATTAACAGAAGACTTAGGATCTTTAGGAAATATTGGAATTGGTAAAGTTGGAGAGAAGCTTGGTAAAACAGAAGAAGACAAATCAAAGAAAGCAGTTAACATTAAGAAAGGACTTAAGAATCTTGATACATTAACTAGAGCTCTTGCTGTTGGTCTTAAACCTCTTATTGGACTTGCAAACTGGGCAGGTGGTCAGTTCCAATCTTACATCAATGCTGGAGGAATGTATCGCTTTAGAGAGTTTGAGAAAAACAATGGAAAAATTAGTTTACCTTTTGGTAAAGGATTGTCAACTATTGAGAAAGGTTTATTAGATTTAATTGTTCCATTGAATGATGACATTGTTACAGAAGAAGCAAGAAGAGCTACATGGGAGAAAGGTCAGTATGCTAAATGGTTAGGTACATGGACATTCTCTGACACAATGATGATAACTAACTCATTTGGTGAGAAGAAATTACAATTTGCTAATGCAATGAGTTTTAATGACAACTCAATGGTTGTAAATGGAAAGATTGTAAACATTAGACAATTTATAAAAGCTCAAGATAGAGCAGCTAAATATGATCTTTCTGAATCAGCAAGAAAGGAACTTGAAAAAACATTTGAAGAAAGAGTTCAAGAACTTAAAGAATCTTCTTCTTTAGCTAAGGTTGCTAAGATTGAAAATGATAAACTTGTTATTCCTGGAGTTACTGATGAAGAATTAGCTAAGTATAGAACTACAGTTATTGAGTATGGTAGAAAGCTTAATGGTCAAATGAATGAAGACAACAAAGCTGGCTACAGAAGAGATACAATCATTTCATCATTTATGATGTTTAAGACATGGATTCCTAAATTAGTTTCTGAACGTGGAATGGACATTACTAAAAATGTTGAACTTGATGAATGGGAATATGGTAGAGTTAGACTTTTCTTTAAAACTTGGAATCAATTAGGAACAAGAAATCTTTTGAAGATGCGTGAGATCATCAATGGTACTGATGAAGGTTTACGAATCTTAGATGAAATGCTTGAAGCAAAAAAAGATGATTACTATAAAAAAACTGGCCAGGTTCTTGAGATAACCACTGAGGAGTTTTATGATCTTGTAAGAAAAGAATTAACTAATGAAATGAAAGAGTTAAAACTTTTATTAATTGTTGCTGCAATGATGTTTGCAGCTGCTGCTGCTGAACCACCTGAAGATGCTGATGATCAAACAAAAAATTTATATAAATTAGCTGCTAGAGGATTGCATAAAATTTCTGATGAGATTACATTCTATTATAACCCTGTATCTTTTGAAGGTATGACTAAAGGTTCTGTACTTCCATCATTGAATATAATTACAAAAGCAATGAGAATCTTTAATGCAATAGGTAAAGAGATGGAAGATCCTGACAAAGCATATCCAATGAAGTATTTCTTTGCAATGATTCCTGGAATTTCTCAATTTCAAACTGAGATACTTCCTTACCTTTATCCTGAACTTGCTAAAGAAATGGGCATCAGAGTGAGTGCAGAATCAAGAAGACAGTAATAGCTATATTATGGCATTTATTTACATCTTAGATGCCATATAATATATATAAATTGTTACATTTGCTTACTACAAATTAATCGTTTTTATCAAGGGAGAGAGTGGAAAACTAGTTACAAACTATAACATCATTCTTAAATGAGAACATTTCTTTTACAATTACTAGCAGCCTTACTCTTATTCTTTGCGCCAATTCAACAGTTAGTTATGGTCGTAGGTATAGCAATCATGCTAGACACATTCACAGGTATTTATAAATCAGTTAAATTGAATGGATGGAGATCCATTCGTAGTAGAAAGTTGTCAAATATAATAAGCAAACTGGTTCTTTATGAGGTGTCAATCATTCTCCTCTATCCAATTGATAAATTTTTATTGAACGAACTGTTGCTGAACATTGTTTCAGTTCAATTCTTTTCTACAAAAGTTGCATGTGTTCTTCTTATTCTAGTAGAGCTTACATCAATTAAAGAGAATGTAGAAGCTGCTCTTAAGATTAATATCTGGCAGATTTTAAAAAGAACAATCAACAGAGCAAAAGAAATCTCCCATGATGTAGATGACATAGCCAATCCTAAATAATATATTATGGATAGTCTAGAAGGATTTATTCCAAAATTTTTAAAAGGAGGATGGATTGTTACGTTAATTGGTGCTGCAGGAATGATAGCAAGACTGGCTGTATCTGAAGAAGAGAATGCCATGAATACAATAATCAAGAACATATCTGCTGCAATGATTGCATCTAGCATCTCTTGGTTCATATTAGAACAGTTCGAAATTAATTCAATGATTAAAGCAGTGACATATGGACTTGTTGGATTAAACTCACCAGAACTATTAAAAGGTATAACAAAAATATCTGGTGCGTTCTCTGAAGATCCTGCAAAGTTTATAGCCAATGCTAAGAAAGGTAAAGTTACATCAACTAAAAAACCTGTAAGAAAAAAACCTATAAAGTAATGAATAAGAATACTTCATTAATAGCACTAACTCTAATTATGTTATCAGTTGCAATCTATGGTAAATGGATTGAAGTGAAGATATCAGAAAACGCACGAGCTATCATAGAAGATAGATTAAAACCTCAACCATGGCTATCAAGAGCTTTTGATTACTATGGTACACCTATAGAAGCAAACTTTGTAAATAAAGAATTTTCAGTTGACAAGTTAAAAGAAAATCTTGATTATATAAAAGATTGGAAAAAATCAAGAGACAGTGTGTGGTCAGCATACATTGCTACTGAAATGGTTCCTGAAGAACAGAAAATTATTGATAAAGTAAACGAGGATACAAAAGAAGTTGATGCTATTATAGAAGACATTATAGAAGATGTTGAGAACAATAGGAACTTAGAAGAAGTAGACTCTATAATTAAATCAGGTGTTATAGAAAAGAAGATAACACCAATCATGGATAACATTAACCTACTAATTGATTTACAATCTACAGAAGGAGAAAAGTTAGCAGATGATATGAAGGTTACAATGTATACATTTTCAAACTTCATGATAGGAGTGTTATCGTTATCTTTTATCTTATTAGGTACATTGATATATGATTTTATAAAAACAAAAAGAGAAGCAGCTAAACCTGTAAGAAAACCAAGAACAAAGAAACCAGTTAAACGTACAACCACTAAAAAGAAATAGGTAAATGGGATTTTTTAAAGAATTAGTAAGTGATGACAATTCAATAGATGAGAAAGCATTTGTTGGTGTCATTTCATTTTTTGCAATGGTATTTACATTGTTAGTAGATGTAGTTACAGGGATATGGGGCAAAGAGTTAATCATCAAACAATTTATCTTTGATGGATTTATGACTCTTACAATGATCTGTTTTGGTATAGCCACAGCAGGTAAAGTATTTAGTATGAACAAACAAAAGAAAGAACAAGATGCAACTGAGTAAACACTTATCATTAGCTGAAGTTACAAGAAGTGATTCAGCAAAAAGAAATGGAATAAGCAATGAGCCTACTCCAGCACACTTAGAAAACTTTAAGTTATTAGCTGAAAAAGTATTTGAACCTATTAGAGAACACTTCAAAGTTCCTATTCATATATCTAGTGGATATAGAAGTGCTGCATTAAACAAAAAGATAGGTGGATCACTTACATCACAACATTGTTCTGGTGAAGCAATTGATATCGACATGGATGGTAGTGCAAGTGGTGTTACCAATAAGCAAGTTTTTGATTTCATTAAGCAACATCTAAACTTTGATCAAATGATTTGGGAATTTGGTACAGATTCTAACCCTGACTGGGTACACGTATCATACGAATCAACTGGTAAACAACGTAAGCAAGTTTTGAAAGCTGTTAAACAAGGTGGAAAAACAAGTTATGTACCATATAAGTAAGTTCATAAAACAACAATGGTTAGGAACCATCCTAATTATATTATTCATTCTGTTCTTGGTTTATGGAATAGGAAAGAATAGTGAGTTACAAAAAGAAAAACAACGTCTTGAAAAAGAGATTGAAGTGCTTGAGCAAAAGGAAGAACTACACTGGAATAAACTTGACAGTTTAAAAGTTAGTGAGAGCACTATAATTAAGAAAGAAAAAATATTAATACAGATACAACATGACACAATTAAGATTATTGATACTATGTCTGTTAGTGAGCTTCAAAAGTATTTCACAAACAGATACAATAAAAAAGATAGTATTAGATGAGAGAGTTGGTAGAGAAGTTGTTAAAGACCTTGTAAGAGGAGATATCTGTAGACAGCTCTTATCACTTGCTCAAGAGAAGAATGATGTTCTTAAAAAACAAACTATTGAACTATATTCAATCATTGCAATTAAAGATAGCATCATCTCTAAAAAAGATGAAATAATCACTATACAAGACAAAGCTATTGGCTGGTGGAAGAAACCTGAACTTCATGGATACTTAGGAGTTCAAAGTGTAAATGCCACTATAGTTAATCCATATTTATATGGAACATTATTACTTGAATTTCCTAAATTTAGTTTAGGAGCACAATACTTTGTACAACCAAACAATCCATCAGGATATGGATTTATTGTAGAATATAACTTATTTTAAAACCAATGGCAAAACAAACCAACACAGCAGAAAAGATTTTAAAACCTACGATCAGTCGTCCTGGTGTACACGCAAAAGCAAAGACATCAAAGTTGAAATCTAGCAAACTATACAAGAAATTAAATAAAGGACAGGGATAATGGATTGGCAATTAGAAATATCATTTCATTGGCCACACGATAGACTAGCAATAGGATGGGAAGTCCTACACCCTGATGAGAAATTTGATTATACATCATATGTTCTCTTTCTTGGTTTCATAACAATAACATTAGATATAAATTAATATCTTTGATAACTAATAAATTATAAAGAAATGGGAATACCAAATAGACAAATAGGAATTTATAAAATTACTAGCCCTAGTGGTAAAGTCTACATTGGTCAAAGTTGGGACATTAAAAAAAGATTTTCTAAATATAGAAGTTTACAAAGTGTTTATAAACAAAGAGTTTTATTTAATTCATTTAAGAAACATACGTGGCAAAACCATAAATTTGAAATAATTAAAGAATGTCAGTCTGATAATGTTACACAATTTGATTTGGATGAATTAGAAATTTACTATATTAATTTTTATAAGGATCTTGGATGCAATCTTTTAAACATAAAAGAAGGTGGTCGAGGTGGAAAATTACCTAAAGAATCTATTGATAAAATGTTACAAACTAGAGGAAAATGGAATCATTCTATAGAGAGTAAAAAGAAGATAAGCGATTCTCATAAAGGAATAAAACATTCTCTATCTACAAGAATGAAAATGAAGAATATGAAAAATAGTATGAAAATTATTTTACATAAAGAAACAGGAACATTTTACTTTGGAATAAAAGAAGCTGCTTTGATTTTTAACTTAAATTATAATACCTTGTGTAAAATTTTACAAGGCAAAATTAAAAACAATACTAATTTAATATACATATAAATATGGGTATTCCATCAAGACAGATAGGTTGGGACCAACAGTCAAACTTATTATGGCAACTTCAAGCACAGCTTAATAAATTAGGCAAAACAATGAGTCAATGTTGTGGATCTTCTACAGCAAATTGTATCAGTTTCACTGATATAACTT